ACCGATCAGTTGAACATTGGTGTAGAATTTCATTCTTTAGTAAGATCTTGATATTTTTCAAGTAGAGTTGGTGTTGGTTCTGCAAGAGTAAGAATCTTATCAGAACTCATCATAAATGTATCATCCTTTGTAACATCAGTCAAAAAAGGATGCAAAACTGTAGTACCAGATTGTGTATCAACCCAAAAAGGATTTGTTAATTTACAATCTGGTTGTCCTATATCAACTGCAGGAACTTCCTCAATCTGACTGATCAGAATCTGTTGAGTCGTCGTCAGTGCTATCACTTTGATTATCTTTTCCATGTTTTACAATGTCCTCATCATACATTTGTGCTAATTTTGTTACTGGTTCTACCATAGTAATCATCCAATCGGCTGGAATTGGAATCTTATCTTCTTTAGAAAGTGGCATCCAAGGGAAAAGAGATACTGAATATCCCTGCTTCTGTTCATTACCCTTTGTTAATTCAGGAAGATTTCTTGCATCTTGCATTCGAATAACACAAGGTCTATTAAGATAATACCCAATAACCCTTGGTGGATTGTCCTTATCATTCTCATCACCAACTACCATTTCTGAAACATCAGCAACAATGTCTTCTCCAGATTTTAGTAGGACTAGTTTAACAGTCATGTTTTTTATTTACCTCGTATAAGTATAGCAAAGAAAAAGCACCCTGTCAAAGGGTGCTGATCCATCTCGAACTCAGTTATATTTAGTCGCAATAGACTAAACAATGTGAGTTAGTCGGGTGATTTCTACATTCTTGTTCCCAATAATTTTCTGTGGGAAGATTGTAGTTAAAGTCGTGCATCCTGCGGATGTCACTCATAGCGTTTTTAATTACGCTGAATGGAGTAGTGAGTTTCATGATACACCTCCTAGAGATAATCTTTACGGGAATGATGTTCAGGAACTACCTTACCTAATTCGACGGTAAGGAGTCCATCCTCAAACTTGACGGATCGTATCTCTGTATCATCGGGGACCTGCCACATTCTAGTGAATGACCGTTGGGCAAGTCCTCTATGGACAACTTCTCCCACTGATTCTTTATCTTCTTTGTTGCCCTCAACATGTAGTTTTCCAAACTCTGTATAGACTTTGATTTCCTTTTTCTTAAATCCCGCAAGTGCGATTTCGAGTCTGGATTCATGATTGTTTAATTGTACCAAATTATATGGTGGGTAATTGGAAGTAGTTTCCATATCCCAAAATCTATTGAGATAATCGTCCATTCCAATGCTGTTCTTTGTTATCCTGTCAAATAATTCAGGAAGGTTTGCAGCGTGGTATCGTGCTAGTGTACCCATGATAGTAGCTCCTCCTATGAGCGAGTTTGTGTTTTGTTTGTACCCTTACGGCGTACACTACTATTTAACCATAAACCACAAAAAAAGGGGATGTTGAATCCCCTACTTTTCTATTCGGTTTCCTGGGTCTTACCCTTCTTACCGATATTGTATTTCTGTTCCAGTATCCAATCTCCCTTATCCTTATATGCAAGAACCTTGATTTGATTCAATGGAGCAATGTCTGCAACAGAATCAGGTTTTACAACGGATATGAGACCCCAATCAGAAAGCAGACGAGCAATACGATTCCGACGCTGAACGTCGTTAGAAGTAAGGTTAGCGTGTTTTCCATCAAGAGCAAATAGCTCCTTAAAATGCACTATGTAATATCTTCCCTGCTTATGAAGAATATGGCAGGACTGATATAATTTCTTTTCCTTTCTAGATGCTACACCAATTCTTGTTAAAGTCTCACGGACTTTTAGGAAATCATCTGGTTCATTAAGTAGAACTTCGACCATTTGATCTTGTGCCCACTTAACTTCAGGTTCAGCCGTGACAGTCATTTCATTCCTCCAGTATCAAGTCGTTGTTTAATAAATTTAATTTGTTCGGGGGTTAATATTTTCAAAGCGTTAGATGCTTTCTCGTTACTATAACCATAGTATTGTTTAATGATTTCAAGGTCTGTGACTTTATCCTTTCGGAGCCAGGGACTAAATCTCTTCTTTTTCCTAAGTGTATTTAGATAAAAAGAATATTGCATATCTTTATCTAAGAAAGAATACTTATTCATTTCGTTAGCAAACATAATACAATCAAGATGTCCTGACAAACAACGATTGATAATATATGGAGGATAATCTTTAATAGTAGAAGGATCTTCATCAATAAGATTCTTCTTATTAAAGTTAATAGAATTTAACCAGTCTTTAAGTTCAGTCATTTAGGTAGTTTCCTATTGAAGTTCCAGTAACCGAATGATTGCCAAGTATAAAATATACCACATAAAAATTTCTGCACAAAATACTCTAGATAAAGTATTGAAACAATGATCCATTTCTCAATCATCTTGTAAGTTCCTTAATTTTATCTCTCCAATACTGCCTATCCTCTTCACTTATCCAAGGATTATGAGATTGGATATGAGCATGTTGCAACCACTTCTCATCACCCCAATTTTTTTTAGGTCCCATATAATCTTTTAACATGTTGGTTCGTAATTAAAAAGTAAGAGTTCTTTTCTAGACTTTTGTTCTCTCATATATTCACCAACAGAACGCATTGTATATGTAAGATCAAACTCAGCAACATTCCAATCTTTAAATCTATCTTTAACCAACTGGTCTGAATTGTAACTGATTAACATAGGAATATCCTGTGCTGCACAATCAACAGCAAACTGATCATGATTAAATCCTTTATGCATTGCACCCTTCTTACCATAAAGATTATCCTTAATATCATAAGGAGGATCTAAGTACATAAACAATCCATCATGAACATTCTCCATTAAATGCTCATAAGAATATTGATTAATATGCCAATGAGATATTATTTCAGAATAACCAGGCAACTTTTCTATTCCCCTCATAGAGAAATTAGATATTGATGCTTGCTTAGAGAATGAAGATGACTCAGTAAGTCCTGAAAAACTACACTTATTTACAATATAAAATGCTGCTGCTCTTTCTATACAATCTAAACTTCTATTATTAATATTTTCCTTTGCTTCTAAAAAAAGTTCTTTTGCAGATACTGGTTCTGGATGAGTAGATTTATATGATTTTATTTTCTCTGTCAACTCATCACCAAACTGCTGCAACTGAACCCAGAAATTTATAAGAGGTTCATATAAATCATTAACAGTAATTTTAAGATGAGGATATTTTTTTGCTACATGAATCGCTACACTTCCACCACCTAGAAATGGTTCACAAAACTCAGTGTAATTTCTAAGGTCTGGAAAATACATATCCATTTTAGTACAAGCACGAGACTTGCCACCTGGATAACGTAAGGGTGTTTTAAATGATTTAAGACTCATAATCTAAGTGCAACTGAATTGCATTATCAAAATTTGTATAAGTTGGTTCATGTAAGGCACAATACTCATTAAAAGTAATCTTCATCTCCTTACACGAAAGATTGCAATGTTTTGCTGCCTGTGGAACATTCCATTTCGCACAGAATAACATCTCCATTGCTTCTCTGGTTTCAGGTCTCACTAATAGAACCTTTCCCTATTATAACCAAAATCTCTCTCAATTTCAACTATAATAGCATCCATTATACGGTTAAAAGATCTTGACATTTGACGATAACCACTACCGACATAAATCTGTCCTGCAAACACAGACACTGTAGCAAGACCCCAAAAAATATAATAGAATTTAGATTTAACCTGGTTTCTTTGTTTCTCTTTTGTAATCATTTTTGTTTTTCCCAATGTTTAATAAGAAGTTCCAGTTCCTTTATCCTGGCCTTCGCCATCTCTATCTTTTCTTCCAGTTGTGTCATTGTTAGATCCTCTTAACTTATGTTCCTCAAGAGAAAGTTGTCTTTCAAACTCATACTTAAGTTGTAAAACAGATCTTCTTAGATAATTTTCCCATTCATTACCTTCAATAAGATCTTCTAGATGAGCGATATGCTCTAAAGCAAATACCAGTTTAACACGATTATTCATTCTTGGCATCTATAACCTCATCTAAAGTAACTAAACTATGAAGTTTAATTGCTGCTTCATCCATAGCATCCTGAAAATCAGGATCCATACGATTAACAATAGAAACTATCCTATCTATGACATAACCCGCATCACGCAGCTTCTTTACAGCAAATAAAGCAGATCCACCTGTAGTGATAACATCCTCTAAAACAGTAATTTTAGATCCTTGTGGGAGCACAGGACCCTCAATCCATGCCCCTGTACCATGACCTTTAGGTTTCTTACGAACAATTAATGCAGAATTAATACCAGTTCCTAATTGAG